TCATCGAAATCTAAAGCAGTAGCTCTGTCTAAGAAAAGCATATTTTCTTCAATAGCACCTTGGAAATCTAACCATTGTAAAATAGTATCGAAATCTTCTAATGCACCAGAACCTGGGTTAGCAGCACCAGCAAAGCCTTGGTATACGTTACCTCTATCTTCTAGAGCAGCAAACATACCTTGAGTACCAGTACCAGATAAACCAATACCTGCACCAACAGCAGAACCAGCAGCAGCTAATTCACCTTCAACCATAGCCATTTCAAGGTAATCTTCATATCTCAAACGAGTTTCAGATTCAGCTTTCATGTACCATAGGTATCCAGATGTTCCATCTTCAGTAGCAACCTCAACCCAACCAATTTGAGCAGTATCAGATCCAGACACTTCGTATCTATCTTTGATAATGATTGGTTTGTTGTGGAATTGAGTAAATGAAGGATTAACTCCACCTAACATTCCATTGGTTCCTTTTGCAAAATCAGAACCATAAACAAAGATTCTCAATCCAGCGGTTGCTGCAGGAATACCAGCAGCTGCAATAGTAGCTGTAGTATAAGAAGCAACAGTAATTACGTTAGCTCCTAACGCAGATGCGGGATTTGATCCTGAATCTGTTACTAAACATTTTACTGTTGTGTTAGTAGCAGGATCAAAAACAACAATTGTTTGATTAGCTCTAATCACGTTCTCACCTTGACCAGCAGGAAGTGTAATAGTAAGAGTATCTGCAGGACCTACTATAGTGTAAGCAACGTCATCATACCCAATGTGTAATCTATTTTGTTCAGACCAGATTACTTGATCTGAGGTCATTGGCATTTCTGCACCAACCATTCTTAAGAAGCCAGATAAGGTTCTATTACCAAATCTTTCTACTTCTTGTTCGTATAATTCAGGAAGGTATTGTTGCGCGAAATCAGCGAAGTTTCCTCCAGCTGCATCTGTCCACTGTAAATAGTTAGACTGCAAAACCACCATATCCTGAGCAGGTAAAACCACCATATCCTGAGCAGGTAGTAAACCTGCATTTTGTACTGTAAAAGCACCAGCCATAATTGTATAGTTTTAAGTTTAAAAAAAGTTTATTTCCTTTTTTTGATTTTTAGTTTAGAACTGTCCACACCTGAAACCGCCTTAAGCTTCATTCCATTAAGGTATATACCATCATCTGGAGCTTGAGTTGTACGGGCGTTGTTGCTTATATTCTTAGAATTACTAATCATACTTCGAGTACCATCAGCAACCCCTTGATCATAAAAATGTTTAGCTATTTTATCAGCATTACCTGCTGCATACATAGCTTTGTGATAACCAGCATAATCTGTTATTTCTCCTTTATCATTTAAGAACGTCTTTATGACATTAGAGATATCAGCTTGTTTTTGAGCTATCTGTTGAGGATTATTAACTCCATATCTAAATTTTTTATCGGCAAGGTTAAACTCAAAACCTTTGAAACCCTCTCCGAAAAAATTATTAGTTGTTTGTTTAAACACCTCGTGTTTTTGTTTAGCTGCTTCTTGTTCTTTATTGTATCGGTTAAAAAACTCAGTTGCTTTTTGTTGCTCTTGTGTTACACCTGGCCTCAACTTGATTTCAGTATAGTAATCATCTTTAAGCTTATTTAAAAACTTCTTTGCTTTTTGAACTTCTTCTTTTTTTGCTAATTTTTTTCTACGGATTACTTTTTCTTCGTCATAATCTGCATCATAACCAAAATTTTCTTCCATTAAAAAATTAACGTCATCCCCTTCTAAATGAGATTTTGTTTGTTTGTAGAATTCTCTTAATAAAGTATCATCATCTACATTACTATAATCAGCATTTAATCTGATGTAGTCTTCTATATTACCACCAGTTTGTTCCATAAAACTTACCAGCTTTTCTACTCCCTCAGGTAAATTAACTTCAGGTGTTGGACTAGGTGTCTCTGAAACAGGTGTTGTAATTTCTTCTTTTTCTTCTCCGGTTATTTCTTGGATTGGCGACCCACTCTCTTCTTGCTTTTCTTCTTTTTTCTCTTGACCAACTTCTTGCAATCCTGATTCGGATGTTCCGCTCTCCACCTTTTGTACATTTCCGGCTTGTTTATTTTCATCCACGTGCACTGGGCTTGACTTTGAAACGGCATCTTCTTCTTTTTTAATTTCTAATTTAGCAATATCAGGTTTATCTGCATCTTTCTTGATAACCATTTTAGGAGGATCTTTTTTAGTATTACCTAAATTTTTAGGTTTTTTCTTTACTTTAAATTCTCCTTGCTCTAACACACCGTCTTTTCCCGTGGTTATTTCTTCTTGTGTTTCTGACATAATATAATATTATAAAATTTATTAAACAGGATTCATAGGGTTTAAATTTGTGTTTGCACTTAAATCACCTTGAGATTCAAAATTTCTCGGTAACAATCCTTTTTCTCTTTGCTCTATCATCCAGCTTTGTTGACTGGCTTCTTGAGCGCTTCTTTTGTCTTTTCTATCTTCAATAGCTTTTTCCCTATCTAAGTCTTTTTGTATATCTGCTTTAGTTAACTCCATGTCGTACTCAAATTGTTTTTGAGCCATTTGCATTTTTAACTTATATTCTTCTTGAAGTTTTTGAATGTCAAACTGAATTTTACCTTGCTCTATTTGCAACGTTGTTTGAGCAATAGCTTGTTGTTTTTGAACTTCAGCAGCAGCGGTTTTCTCAGCAGTTTCAGCTTGTGCTTGAGCCTGCATTTGGATCATTTTCTCTTGTTGCTTATTATCTGCTTCCCTCTTTTTCTTTTGTTTAATTTTAAGAAGCTGATTTGCTAGTTTTAAGTTTTTGATCTCTCGTATGTCTATAGCATCTTCTAGTCCTATAGTTTGAGTTTTTAAAGCGATTTGAATATCTTGCTCAAGTAAAGCTTTTTCTTCTTCGTCAGGTTCTAGTTCTAAGAATATACCAAAATCATACAAATGAATATCTTTTATTTCTTCTAAAGTAGCTACGTTGTATAAGCTTATACTATTAATTAAAGCTTCTCGTGTTAAAGCATATTCTAAACTATCACCAACTCGTAAAGATATATTTTCACAAGCTCTTAATGTTAAATATAAACTAGCATCTAACAAGTTTCTTGTTGCAACATTAGACTGAGCTACTGCTAATTTTTGTAATCCTAGCAATGCATCTTTATCTGGTTGGCTACCATCTCTCGCCTCGTTCAATCCGGTGACATCTCTGATCATTTGAAGGTAATACTGATATGTTTGTATCAGTGACTGTATTTTAGCTTGTCCAGCTGAAGATTGTAACTCTTGAATAGGTACTTTACCTGGATTCATATCCCCATCCTGGGTCATAGATCTACCTACAATACTACCCGTTTGAAAGTACATGTTTAAAGCTTCTTTAGGATTGTAATGCGTGCCGTTACCTAAATCCACTTCAGCTAACCCGTCTACATCTAAATATATTCCATCTGGAACCATCCTAGATAAAACTTGCTGTAGTTTTAATGATGTTATTTGGATCATATCAGCGAAAGGCATCATTCTTTCAACTAAAGAATTAATCCTTCCTTTATACATGCTAGGAGCACAAAGAACATAATTCATTTTAACTTTTGTTAAATCAGATTTTGGACGAGTCATGTTACGTGCCATTTCCCATTTTAACATTATAGGGTGTCCTAGTATTTTAGCTCCGCTATATAGTACTTCTATAGATCTACTTACTCTTTCAAAATTATCATTTACGGGTGGATTAAAGGTATCAGGTTTTTCTAAAGCTTTTTCTAATCCAGTTTCTGTTTGTTTAATTTTAAATACTTGATCCATGTATGTCTTGTATTCAAAATACAAAACTTGAACTGTGTCATTATCATATCTTCCCGTCCAGTTTCTACTATAATTTTGATTCCCTGGAAACTTTTGAATAGTTTCTAATTCCTCATTGGTTAAATTTGGAAATTCTTTTTTAAGTTCGGGAAGACTTATACTTTTTACTTCTCCAACGTAATACATATCTTCAAAGTTTGGATCAGTTGTGTAAGACCAAACCATATTAGCAGGATCACAATAATCAACAACTACTCCATTAGACGCGTTCCAATTAGTTTTTACTGCTCCTATTCCTAACTCTACAATATCTTTATTAAACCTTCCTTTTACTAACTCAAATTTATTTCTATCTAAAACGTTGTTTATTAATTCTTCTTCTGCTATTTCAATAGACTGTTTATAATCTAATTGTAAATGAATTTCTAATTCTTGTTCAGTTTGAGGAGCTTCTTCTTGGTTTACTTCTGAGATATCAACTCCTAATTGCTGTTGAAGAGTATTTATATACTCTCTAATTTTAATATTTTTATGTAATTTTCTAGCGTAGTCTGTTCTGGTTTTTTGTGAAGCAGGATCTTGAGCGTAAGCTTTTATGTCATAAATCTTCTCGTTCATTCCATTAACTACTATATCCACAAACTTAGGAATAATAGGCACAGGTTGCCAGTCTAAATTTAAGTAAGACAAATCTCCATTGATAGCTAGCTCATCTTTATATTTTTGAATATTTTGTTCTCCTCTAGCGTACAATCGTCTATTGTGAAAAATGTTATAATTATTAGAATATCTCATACCGCCCATACCAGTACTCCACCATTCTCCCTCTATAGCTCTAGCAACTAACAATCCATACTCCAAGGATTCTTTCTCTTCCTGCGGTACTACCTG